TAAGTGGACAAGCGGCAGAACAAGCTAGAGAAACAGGATTGTCTATAGGAACACAATTAGCTCAAGGTAGAAAATTAGCACTACAAGAAAAATCGCAAAAACAGTTATTAGAAAGAAAAGTTAAAATATCTGATGGTAAAAACGAGGTGAAAAACTTATGTGCGTTTCACGATTACGACTTTTATTCTTATAAAGGCGAACAACCTATAAATAAAATCGCTCGCAACCTGGTAGACTACGAAGCTGGTAAAACAATATTTGAAATTGCTTTAGGAATTATCAATAAACAAAATGCAGAACAACAATCATTATTTTAATAATATTCAAAAATCCAAGTTAAAAATTTTCACTAATTTTATGTTTTCAAATGGATGAACTTTACAATGATTGTCAAGGATTTAGAAGTGTATATTGAAAATATAGGCAAACATTATAGAGTTCCGGCATTAGAGGATTATAGGCAAGAAGTTCTTTTAATATTATTCGAGAAAGGAAAAGATTTTATTTTAGAGCTAAATGCTGATAATAAACTTAAAAATTACGTTTATAAAATATGCGTATTGCTTCTTTATTCAAAAGAAGGTGCTTACTACAAAAAATATATTCAGCATAAAAACATTAGATCCGATTTAACAGGAATCGAAAAAACAGAAATTATAAGTTTTAAGGAGGAGAGATTAAGTGATTTGCTTGAATCATTAAAAGGAATGGATAAACAATTACTTGAACAATTATTAGTATGTAGAGGTAATAAATATTCATTTTCAAAAAAAGCTAATATTAGTTATTCGACAATAAATATGATGTTAGATAATTTGGCAGAAAGAATAAAAAAAAATTGGGAGTTAACAGATTTTTATGACTGACATTAAAATTATAATATTAATTATTACCTTTACAAGTACATGGGTAGATTATATTTTACCAATGCTAAAAGGTAAATTATTCTTCAAGCCTTTTAATTGTACTTTCTGCTTATCGGTTTGGATAAGCATTTTGTTTGTTTGTTTAGCTCGGGGGTGGTGGTTTGTTCTTGCCACCCCTTTGTTTGTTAGAATCATTGAAAGACGTTTATTATGACAGTAAAAGATTGTATAAAATTTTATAACGAAACGAAGTGTATTCATAGAAAATACCATTTGAATTGGATAAAAGAGAACTTAAATCCGATATTAAAAACAATAGATCCTAAATTAAATATTAATTGGGCTTGTCAAATGTGTGCGAAAAATTATATGAATATGCTTATAAGATGGCAAGAGATTGAAAACACAAAGAAACCCAAAAAAAGAAAACCTAAAAATGCCCCAAAAAAAACAAACAAAAATTAATTATGGTTATTATATTGATAATTATGGTTTATATTATAAGAGTACAATGGCTGGGGAGTTGTACCAAGAATTTAATATTAATGGAGTATGTGAGATTTCCGAAAGCATCGGAGTTGATATACTCTACTTATGCTATATAGATGAAGACGATAACTGCGAAGATTAAAGACATTAAAACGAATCCTAATAACCCACGTTATATAAAGGATGAAAAGTTTAAAAAATTAGTTGAATCAATAAAGGATCTTCCGGAAATGTTAAAGCTTAGACCCATTGTAGTAAACGAGGACATGGTTGTTTTGGGTGGAAACATGAGATTAAAAGCTTGTCAGAAAGCCGGATTAAAAGAAGTGCCGATAATCAAAGCAAGTGATTTAACTCCGGAACAACAACAGGAATTTATCATAAAAGACAATGTTGGTTTCGGATCATGGGATTGGGATATACTTGCTAACGAATGGGACACAGAGAAGTTGGAATCATGGGGACTTGAAGTATTCTTTAATGAGGATATTGATCTGGATAGTTTCTTTGAGGATTCAAATGAAGACGAAAAGGAAGCAGTAAATAAAATAATATTGGAATACTCTGAGGATGATTATAATAAAGTTATTGAAAAGTTAGATAGTTTAGAAGGATCAAAGGAACAGATAATTTGGAACTTACTTGAGTTATGAATGTTTATTTAGCATTAGCAAATGAAGGGGGGGGGTATGTATTTAAAAATGCAAATATTAAACAATTAATGAATGTTTACTTATGTTCTCCACACGGTCATCCATACATATACAAAGACATGGAAATATATTTAGCAGGAGCATCGTCAGGTAATAATAATTATTTATGGAAAGAGTATAGCGAAAACCCAGACAAAGCAATGGAAATATTTTTAGCAGGAACACACTCAAGACCTTTTGTATTAGAAAATAAAGACATGAATGTATATTTAGTTCAAGGCGATAGAAATACATATATAAATAAAAGACATGATATAATTGGAAACAAAATTTTCGTACTCGAATCTTTTTATTACATCAAAGAATGGATGTTTCCATATATTAAAAACCATTGGCATTTTATGTTAGACTCTGGAGCATTTACTTTTATGAATGATAATAAAAATGATCGGGGTATTAATTGGGATGAATATACAGAAAGGTATGCAGACCTAATAAATAAACTTGACATTGACTTATTTATTGAATTAGATATTGATGTAGTTGTAGGAATAAAAGAAGTAGAAAGACTTAGGAATAAACTTGAGAAGCTGACTAATAAAAAAAGTATTCCGGTTTGGCATAAGTCGAGAGGTAAAGACTATTGGTTTAAAATGTGTGACGAATATGATTACGTTGCTATTGGTGGAATAGTGACGGGAGAAATTAAAAGAAACGACCATCATGTATTTAGGTATTTAATAAGTGAAGCCAGTAAAAGAAATACAAAAGTTCATGGATTAGGATTTACTACACAAAACGGATTAAAAACATTACGATTCGAGTCAGTGGATTCTACTGCTTGGATTTATGGAAACAGAGGTGGATTTTTATATAAGTTCAATGGAGAAGATATTTTAAAAATTAAAGCTCCACAAGGCAAAAGATTAAAAGCAAGACAAGTAGCAATCCATAATTTTAAGGAGTGGGTTAAGTTTCAAAAATATGCAAAAAATAATTTATGAAAGCAGTAGTAATATTTTCAGGAGGTCAAGACTCAACAACTTGTTTATATTGGGCGATAAATAGATATAAAAAAGTAGAAGCAATAACATTTAACTATGGTCAGAAACATAGTATAGAACTTGAACAAGCAAAAATAATATGTGAGAAAGAAAACATTAAACATACTATTATTGATATGTCTTTTTTAAATACTATCGTAGAAAGCGCATTGACTTCAAATGGAGACGTTAACCAAGTAAATAAAAAAGGATTACCAACCTCTTTTGTTCCTAATAGAAATCAAATGTTTATTACTTTGGCTCATTCTTTTGCTCAAAAGATAGGAGCAGAAACATTAATTACAGGAGTATGCCAAACGGATTACAGTGGTTATCCAGATTGTAGAGAATCATTTATTAAAGCAATAGAGTGGTGTACTAATTTAGGATCACAAGAAAATATTAAAATTGAAACTCCTTTAATGTATCTAACTAAAGCAGAAACTTTTTTATTAGCAGAAAAAGAAAAGTGTTTAAGTGAGGTTATAAATTTATCACATACTTGTTATAATGGAGATAGAACTAATTTACATATTTGGGGTTATGGATGTGGAGAATGTCCCGCTTGTGAATTGAGAAAGAAAGGTTATATGAAATATGTAAATGAATAAACAAAAAGAAAATAAAGGAGATCAAAAGTTGTTTAAACAAAAAGAATGGATAGACAATAAAGAATTACATGGTAACGATGAATTAATACTAAACCATTCTATTATGGTAAAAGCGCAAGAACGTATTTTAGATAATTTCAAACCTAAAAATAGAGTGGCTTTTGTTTCACTATGTACTTCTACAAGACCTTATTCAAAGTCGAGAAAATGGAAAAAATTTATAACAGAGTTTAAAAATGTTGATTATATAATTTCAAGTAACGGTGGTGTTATACCAATAGAATATGAAAATAGTTATCCATATTTAACATACGATGCTCATGGAGAAAAACAATTCGATGACATATATACAATATATACTACAAGAAATTTGATTAGATTTTTTCTTATTAAAAAATACGATTATATTGTTTTTAATTTTAGACCAACTTTAAGAAATAATAAAGCAGGTAAATTTGCAGGAAAATATTTAAAAAAACGAAAACATATAAAAGATTTTGTTGTAGCTCCTAATAATTTAATTTATAAACAAGCATCTAAAAATGGGTTTTCACGATTAGGTTTGTCTATGTATCCAGACTTACATCCAATTATTTTAACAGACTTACACTATTATATTAATAAGTTTAATAATGATGAACGTTTATAGATCAACAAAATTATTTTCTAATTACTCTGTTGCTTTAAGGCAACACAAAGCACAACATTCTCATTGTAAACTACTTCATGGTTACGCATTGGAATTTAAAGTTTGGTTTGAAGCTGATACGTTAGACGATATGAATTGGGTTGTTGATTTTGGTGGCTTTGGTCATATGGGCTTAAAAGACTGGATGAACGATATGTTTGACCATACTTTATTAATAGAAAAAGATGATCCATATTTAGATTTTTTTCAATCAGCTCAAATGGAGGGGATATGTAAATTAAAAATTATGGATAAAATGGGATGTGAAAGTTTGGCTAAATTAGTATTCGATAAATTTAACTACACTCTATCTAAACAAGATGCCGGAAGATGTAGAGTAGTAAAGGTTGAATGTTTTGAAAACAATAAAAACAGTGCAATATATGAAATTAGCAATAAGTGAAGTATTTTATTCAATACAAGGAGAGGGGATAACATCCGGATACCCGGCAGTATTCGTTAGACTTGGTGGATGTAATTTAATGTGCGGTGGAATGGGAACGCAATTCGATAAGCAACTACATAATAATTCTACATGGAGATGTGATACGATAGAAGTCTGGATGAAATCCAAGGTAATTAATGTAGATGAAGTATTAACAAAAGAGGAGCATAGAGCTATTATAAATGGTGCTCATATAATAGTAACCGGTGGAGAACCTTTAATTCAGCAGAACGCTTTAAAATCATTTATAGAGTATATTGATGGTCTATATAAAAATGTGTATATTGAAATAGAAACAAACGGAACAGTAAAGCCGTCCGATTACCTTACAAAGAGAGTGGATCAATGGAATTGTTCACCAAAGATAGAGAACTCAGGAAATGAAAAAGTTATGTTTTATCATAAAGACGTAATAAAGAAACTTAATAAATTGAATACTATCTTTAAATTTGTAGTATCTAACTATAAGGATTGGGAAAAGATTTCATCATTATATATACCTTTAATCAATAAAAAGAAAGCGTGGTTGATGCCATCCGGAGAGAATAAAGATTTATTAAATGAATCAAAGCAAATAGTAGCAGAGATTTGTAAAAAGAATTATATAAAATATACTAACAGATTACATATTGAAATCTGGAATAAAAAAACAGGAGTATGATATATAAAGAAAATAGTGCTGAGTGGTGTTTTCAACAGATACTAAAACACTTTGGAGAAGATACAGAAAGAGAAGGATTGCAAGAAACTCCCAAAAGATATATTAAATTTTTAACAGAATTTCTTAAACCTAAAGAATTTAACTTCACTACATTTGATGCTGAGGGATTAGATGAAATGATAATACAAACTAACATTCCTTTTTATTCTCTTTGTGAACATCATACAGCACCTTTCTTTGGAGTAGCAAATGTGGCTTATATTCCAAAAGACAAAATAGTAGGACTATCAAAGTTAGCCAGAACTGTTGATCTATATGCTAATAGATTACAGAATCAGGAAAGGGTAACTTTTCAAGTAGCAAATCGTTTACAAGATGAACTCAATCCTTTGGGTGTGGCGGTATCTTTGAAAGCTCAACATCTTTGTATGAGCATGAGAGGAGTACGAAAGCATGATACTTGGACTATCACTACAAAATTATTAGGTGTATTTCAAGATAATGATGGTGCGAGAAAGGAGTTTTTAAGTTTTATAAAATGAAAACAAGACCAACGAAATCGGACATATTAAAAAAGAAGTTAGTAGAATCATTGGAAAAATCATTGGGAGTGGTAACTACTGCTTGTAAACAAACGGGAGTAAATAGATCAACTTTCTACGAATGGTATAATAAAGATGAGGAGTTTAAAAAAGAAGTTGATAGTATTGGGGATATAGCTTTAGACTTTGCTGAAAGTCAGTTACATAAGCAGATTAAAGATGGTAATTCTACTGCTACAATATTCTATTTAAAGACCAAAGGAAAGAGGAGAGGTTACGTAGAAAGACAAGAGATAACGGGAGCTGATGGAAGTCCTACTTCATTTAAAATTGAGATCATTGACACAAACGAAACTCCAAACGAATAAGGTTTTTAAACATCTTCTTAATTCTGATAAAAAGATAATCATTGAACAGGGGGGTGCGAGATCCGGAAAGACTTATAACATTCTTTTATGGATCATTTGTGTTTATTGCAGTCAAAATTCTGGAAAGGTCATAACGATATGCCGAAAAACTTTTCCAGCTATTAGGGCAACGGTAATGCGGGATTTTATCGACATCCTGAGAAAGCATAATATATATGATCCGGAATACCATAATAAATCAAGCAGTGAGTATTGGCTTTATGATAACTTAGTTGAGTTTATTAGCTTGGATCAAGCACAGAAGGTCAGAGGTCGAAAGAGGGACTTACTATTCATTAACGAAGCTAACGAATTATCTTATGAAGATTGGCAACAGTTAATATTCAGGACAACAGGCAGAATAATAATTGACTATAATCCAGCAGACGAATACCACTGGATTTATGATAGGGTAATACCAAGAGAAGATGCGGAGTTCCATCGTACTACTTTTTATGATAATCCATTTTTAGAGCAGAGCATTAAAGATGAAATATTAAGATTAAAGGAACTTGATAAAAACTATTGGCGAGTCTATGGATTAGGGTTACAGGGATCGAGTGAAGATAATGTATTTAATAACTTTAAGATGGTTGACGATATTCCGGAAAAAGCTAAACTTATATCATTTGGCTTAGACTTTGGTTATTCTATTGACCCTACGGCAGTTGTGGGTGTTTATAAGCATGATGATAGCTTGTATTTAAAAGAGATTATGTACGAGAAAGGGTTAACGAATCAAGATGTAGCAGAGAAGTTAAAACCTATTATTGAAAGATGGGAAGTAATTTGCGACTCAGCTGAACCAAAAAGCATTGAGGAACTTTATCGTATGGGAATCAATAGTAAACCGGCAACTAAAGGTCGGGATTCAATCCAGAATGGTATTGATATATTAAAAAGGCATAAAATATACATTGAAAATTCATCATTAAATTTAATAAAAGAGTTCAAAAATTATAAATGGCAAGTGGATAAAAACGGCAAAAAACTTAATATTCCTGTTGATAAATTCAATCATTTAATAGATTCTTTGCGTTATGTTGCATTGATCCATTTAAAAGAGAACAAAAGAGGCTGGTACTCAATACGTTAGAGTTTTATGTTGAAGGGGTGCTTGAGTTATACTTAACTATACTCAACTATTAAGAGTAGAGGAGAGAAGAAAAGAGAAGAAAAGAAAAGAGTTTTTAAGATTTTTTTTTATCTTTAAGTAAACAATAAAAACAAATAAAATGGCAAAGAAAGAAATCAAAACAATTTATGTTCATGAGATTGTAACAATCTGGAGTGAAAATGGAGAGGTAATGATCCAGACTTGTAATGACGATATTATCGTATTTAATGGGGAAAACCTTTTTAATGATATTCCAAGTTTAATGACAGTAGCTTTAAAGGAAAGAAGAAAGCAAGAGGAGTTAACTCTTGAGTTAATTGAATCCGGATTAAATGATATTAGGAAAGAGAAAAAATTAATTGAAAAGAATTAGCTTAATAATATTAGTCTTAATATCTGGATGCTCTAAATACCAAGTGGTTTCAGAAGTAAGAGTAAATATGTATCATTTACATAACCCAAGAACTAAAGAAATTGAGATCATAATTACTAAAGACAGTTTAATTATAGGAAAATTATACAGATTAAATTCTATTAATCAGATAGAAATAAAATAATTCAAAAATAATTGAATAAAAGTGTAACTTTTTTTGAATAAATCCGTATAATTATATATAGAGAGAGAGATAAGAGGGGGGACAGGTTAAGACATCCTAAGAAAAAAGGTCTATAAAAATCCTTATTAAATCCTTCAAATCTCTCAAACTTAGAAAGGCAAGGGGGGAATTTGGAAAGGGGAGATAATTTTCGCAAGTCGTTAAAAATCAAACCTGAGACATTAAAACCCTCTTTCTTTCGATCTTAAAAAAGAAATAAAAGGAGACATTGACACATGAATCAATGCAAGACAATAAAATCCTTATATTTATTTCTTAAAAATTAATTAGAACCCTTCCAGAAATGGAGGGGTTTTTTTTGTTTATAATAATCTGATTAGAAAAAATAAAGTTACCTTCATTATGTTAATTCTCAAATATTTCACATATACTATAATATGGAAGTTACTATACCTACGTCATGGAATGATATTACAATTGAAATGTATATCAAATTAAAACCTGTATTGGAAACAGAGCAAGAACCGGTTACCAAGATCATAAACACTTTATGTATTCTTACGGATAAAAAAAGGGAGGATGTCGAAAATATTACACTTCCGGATTATAAGCTATTGCTTAAAAAAATGTCTTTCTTGAATACTGAGCTACCTAAAGAAATAAAGAAAAAAAGAATTAAGCTTAACAATCAATGGTATGAATGGAAGTGGGATGCTAAGAATATGTTATTTGGCGAATATATTTCTATCATGGAAATCATGCAGAAAGCAAGTGAAAATGATGCTATATTATTTGATAATCTTCACAAGATACTGACTGTAATATTTAGACCGATAGACAAAAAATATGGTTTATTATGGAAATCAAAAAAAATGAATGGCAAAGTAATAAGAGAAACTGCAGATAATATTCTCAAAAATATGAGTATTGCAGATGCTTATCCTATTGCTGTTTTTTTTTGCAATCGTTATCCAGACTTAATGCAAACTATAAAAACTTCTTTGACGGAGGAAGCAGAGAAGATAGTGACGGAAGTAAAAAAGGAGTTGAAAACGGAGACGGATTTGCAGACAGTTGGGGATGGTGGTCGCTTGTAGATGCTTTGACGAATTCAAGGGTTGACAAGTGGGATCAAATTTTAGAATGGGAAGTCATAAAGGCTTTAAATGTTTGTTGTTATTATAAGGATAAACAAAGAATGGAAGATCAACAACATAGAGATATGATGCAAAAAGCAAAACATGGCAGGTAATAATTTAGCACAAAATTTAAAAATAGGAGCAGATAATAATTTTGTTAATGTTAATGAAATTGTTGCAGATCCGAAGTCTTTAGGGGATGTAATGAATAACCTTGCTATTAGAATTATTGACAAAACATTACAGGAAATTGATGCCGAGGGATTACAGGAAAGCACTTTGAGACATAAAGTAAGTATGCCGGTTGAATTGTTTGGAGATACGTTTACTGCTACTCTTTATATGGCTGACTATTATGATTTTATCAACCAAGGGGTAAAGGGAGTAGGGGGATTCAAAAATGTATATGAAACGGTTACAAGTAAAAATGGGAATAGGTATAAAAGAATAAAAAGAGATTCTCAAGGAAATCCGGAGAAAATTGCTTGGGTAGTAAAAGCAACAGGATCTAAATATTTTTACAAGGATAAAAAACCACCTCTATTGTTTGAGTGGGCTTATTTAAAAAGATTTAACCCTTTTGTATTAAGGGAAATTATTTATCATTCAGGAATAACACCTAAATATTATTTTGACAGGGTTCTGGAGTCTGTTAATAATGGAGAGATTAAAAGGAGGTTTGTAATGGAGCTGAACAAAGCCGGAGGACAGGCGATAGTAAAAGGAATGAAAGACTTATTTAAAAAAAGATAAAATGGCAATTACAGGAGTAACATACGAACCTCAAGATTATAGGACAGTTTACAATCCTATTGAATACGTTGCAACAAGTAATGCAACAGCAAACAATAGGTTTAAATACTTATTTGACGTTTACGATGGTGTTTCACAAATAGCACGTTTAAAAGTACCAGCCGATCCTGATGGATATGGCAGAAGCGATATACATGGAATATGTGAAAGTTATCTTACTAAAGATTTGGGTACTATTAACACTACTACTACTGCTGATGCTTTTACAGATAATCCTAATAGCTATAAAGAATTTACAGTTAAAATAGGAGAGGAATACGATGTTGCTGGTGTGTTAACACAATATGCAGATCAACAAACAAAAACAGTAATTACATATAATGGATGTTTACCTAATTATAGAGGTTCAGATTTAAACTTTGTAGATTATCAAGCAACGGATTACTTTGAAAACTTTACAGTAAATGCAGTAGATAGAAAGTATTTAACAAATGGTCCTAAAGGCTCAGGCATAAATAAAACAGATAATCAAAGTGTAGAATTAACTGATGAAGGCTGGATATACTTTTTATACGATCATGGTTCTAATCCTGTTACAGATTGTGAAATTACTCTTTACGATTCTGCTGGCGTGGTTACTGCTATTCATACTATTGATAATAATATAGGTTTGTTGACAGATAAAAAAATGCTTAAAATACCAACAGCACCAAATACTATCAATAACATTAATCCTACTGAATTTACAGTTGCACCAGTACAGCCAATTATAACAACTGAAACGTCATATAAGATTATATTAAAAGATACAGGTGTTCAAGTATCAGAGCCTATTTACTTTAATATAGATTCAGAATGTAGGTACGAAGTTAGAAGATTAGAATTTTTAAATGCATTGGGTGGC